AGTCCAAAGTTTGACGTTCCCTTAGTGAATGTTTGACCACCATCTTGATCTGTAAAAAGAATATCTCCATTCTTGTAAGTTTCAACTTTACTGCCATCTGGATTGAACGCAGTACTTATTAAGTTATCGTTGGGAGAATTTATATTAAATCCACCTAAACCTGTCCAACTACCTACTACATTTTGTATAGCACCTGTTAAATTATTGATACCCTGACGTACATCTCCAGTAACTCTATCTATAACTGGTGTTATTCCACCGGAAACTGCGCGACCTATTTGATTTCCAGAAGTAGTGGCCGATTCGTTAGTTAAACTTCTGCCTACAAGACTACCAACTATTCCACCGAATGGGCCAGCAATCACGGATCCTACAGCGCCAGCGGCTAAGCCAGCAACCGTATCTACAACTCTTCCAGATGTAATTCCTGCAACTGCTGAGATAATTCCAGTAGTTGGATTAGTTATAGTTTGAATAGCATTTGTTGCTACTTGTTGACCAGAAGCATATAATGATCTTGTATCAGTAAATGTATTGTTTATATTTGTATTTAAACCCAGAAAATTAGAATTATTAGAACCATTAGATACATCAAGCGTATCTCCAGATTGTTCATCAAAGGTCACTCTGGTTCCGTCTTGATATGTTGCTACTATTACATCTCTGCCTGCTGCATCGGTAGTACGTTGAGTATACGAAAGATTTAAACTAGCATCATTTGGATCGTATGATTTATCAGTAGTGCCTGCTACTTGATATTGATTTACAATTCCACCAGTGTTATCAAAAACATAGGCGGTAGATGTTCCAGTACTTGGCTGCATAGAACTTGGGTCAACATAAATACCACCATTACCACCGACTACATCGTATACTCTAGTATATTCTCCTGACGCAGGAATTGCTCCTCCTAATGAATTATTAATTCCCCTGCTATATGTATTTCGTAATTGATTTAATTTGTCATTTCCAGAATTAATTGAGGCCCCTAGCGCGATTCCAGCAGCAATAGTGCCAAATGTTACCGCATTAGATCTACCACTGTTGGCATATCCAGAAGATCCTGTGGTTGAATTAGTAAAAACTCTAGATGTATTTGTGCTATCAGTTGGAAATGCCACTGAGCCATTCAATACACCATTTAATACTGATGCTCCTGCTGCTGCTATACTGGTAGCCGCTGCTGCATTCAAATCAGCATTTTTAAGATTTTGATATGTTCTAAAAACAGTAAGTAAACTACTTAATGGGCCGCCTGCTCCCTGTGAATTATCTGGCTTACGCAGGTCTTTTGGTGCGCCATCTATAGCATTTAAGGCGCCAGTTACACTGATATCACCTAAGAATTTACCGGCGATAGGACTCTTTTCATTGTCATAGTGTAATAAACTGAACCCGTCTACATTTACAGGGTTAATAAATCCAGTGAAATATTTTACCGTTTCATACGTAACAGTCATGGTATTTTCCATGATCCCACTGTTAGATGATGCCTCATGTCGCCCATGACGCCATGAATTTATTACTGGATTTACTAAGTAATACTCCGTAAAATTCTTGTTGTGTAAACTGAATATGCGTATGCTTTTTAAGAAAGTGTTTGTTGATCCATTTCGTGGTGAGTAACCCCAGCCACTTAATCTACGTCTATCATATTTTTCTGGCACACCGTAACTAGATACAGTATAGTCACTGTCTCTGAAATAGTATGTGTAGTAATCATTCCAAAACTTTGTTATAACATTAGCAGCATCATCATGAAATGTCACGCTGATAGGATCATATGTAATATTTGTCTGAACTATGTTCTTTCTGTTATAAGCATTTAGAGTTTTAACTCCAATACTGAATTTTGGCAGTTCAATATCTTTTACTAATAATCCATTTTCTAGTGCTTCGTATCTGTTAGCAAATTCTAGAGCACTATTCAGTATACCACTACCTAGTTCAGTTTGTGACGGATCTACTTCAAAAACAACATAGTATAGAAAACTTTGTTTAGGCGCTAATCTATACGTATCTGCTAGAAATAACTTTGTAGCATGTTTGTACGGCTGGGTATATTCGCCAGGTTGTAATGGACTAAGATTTGAACTGTATAAAGACATAACATTATTTATCAACAAAAAAGGCTCATTTACAGAGCCTTTTTCATATTAAGATAAAAATCTCATTATCCAGTTATAGAAGATGCTGGATTGAATTGAGTTAAGCCAGTAGTGCCGACACCGCCACCAGTAGTTTGTAGAGCGTTATCGTAACGTAGAGTCATTTGAATGGTAACTGGTTCATTACTGCCGTAATCCATGTCTTGATAGTTTACTTCACTTAAGAAGCAACCTTCTAGGCGCCACGCTTCCAACACTGTTGGCTCAGTAGCGCCGTTAGCACCGTCAAGTACTTCTAGCACTGTTTGGAACTTATAATCAATAGCACTACTTGCGCTGGCTTGTTCTAAGAAGTCATATTGCTTCTGTAGTTGTTCACCGACTAGTCTACTTACATTACCACCAGCATCATCACGTAAGGTGATAGCACTAGTGCTCCATGATGGACGACCAGCAAGATAAATTCTACTGTTGTAGATAGGTATCTCGATTGGCTCCATAGTCACACTGGGTCTAGCAAACGTAATCACTTGCTTAGTGAGTTCTGTTTTTGGATTACTTACCCCAAAGTTATCAAACAAGGCTCTGAATCTAAACTTAAGTTTAGGCATTAATAAGCCCTGTGTTGATGCGCTTTGATTACCTCCTAGAGGAACGGTAAATCTTGTTAACGAAGAAACTGCCATATTATGCTCCTGCTCCCACTGCTGCTGACGATGCTAAATTACCTGCTTGAATCTCTCCAGGATTTTTAAGTCTAATTGGGATGTAAATGAATTCAACATCCTTGGTTGGCTGTATTGCCACATCTATATACAACTCGTTATTTGCTATACGCTGAGGTGTGTTGTTAGTAGCATCGCATACCGCTAGATAGTCTGTTACACCACGCTTGGCAACTAAATCAGTTAGTAAACTATTAACAACAGCAAGTACAGCATTTCTTGTTATTGGATCATTTGGTTCAAACAAGAATGGTCTAGCAATTATGTTTAATTGTCTACGTAGATAGTTAACCAATCTGGCTACATTTATTCTATCTAAAGCACTAGGTGTTGCGCTTAATGTTTTCTGACCGTATACAAGTAACCCATTACCTGGTAAGAAAGTAAGAGGATTAACCTTGTTTTCGTAAAGTACATCACGTAAACCCTGATTTACACCAATAGTTATAAATTGACCATTTGATGAACTGATGTAGCCTATAGAATTAAAATTATCTATTAATCCACGACGAGTACCTGCTGGCGCTAACCAAGGATAACCTACATTATCACTACGTATAAGAGTTCTTAGTGCCGCATGACTTGCTGGTACAACTATACTATTACCACTTAAATCATTGGTCTGACCTGCTGGATAGTATACACCAACATAAGGATCAGTAGTTACTAGTCCATTTTCGCCAGTACTTGAAGCATTGTTCTGATTCTGAGCCCATGCCTGTATATCAGTACCATTACCTTGTAAACGTAATGGAGTATCACCTATAATGAATGCCGTATTTTCTTTTGAATTATTTAACGCAATCATATTAGGTATTAATTCAGGATATCCTGGACATGCCATTATATTAAAACCATAGCCATCTTCACGAATTATGTCGCTACCGTCTATAGCCGCCTTTAGTGCTGCTACAACTATTCCACGTGGTGCTTTGCGACCAAAGTTAGGTATACCGCTATCTAATTCAAATCCAACACGAGTTACCCAAGCAGATGAATATAATGGTAGTTTTGTAATATCAGTTGGCGTATTAGCATCATATGCTGCCGCGCCTTGATAATTAGCAGCAGTAAAATAATTAACTGTGTACTGCTTTACGTTATAACCACTTGCTCTGGTATTGAATAACAACATACCTCTTGGATATAGTAGAGGACTAGGAGCGTCTAAATCAACATAGTTACTAGTTAACATACTAGTAATTGATGGTATTGCATCTAACGCCGGATCTACACTTGCTGTAGGTGCCCAACGAGCGTCAGCAAAATATATACCATTTTGACTAACAGCATCTTTGTTGTCAATCAGTACCCACTGATCTATTCCATTAACTCTTTGATATCTGTAAATTACAGGATAATTTTCCAGATCTCCAGTGTCTAACCATAAATCGCCATATACAACGTTTGTTACTCCATCATCTTGTTTAGAAGGAGGAGTTGTTGATAATATTACACCACTTGGATTAGTGTTTGTTAAATTATAACCTCTAATATCAGAACTTAGAGTTTTATAACCTACCCACGCTGAACCGTTGTTGATCATTATATCAACACGATTAGGTGTATTGTAGTACCATAATGATCCGTTTACTGGAGCAATAAATGGTTGCGATACACTTGCCTCGTATGGTACATCTTCAAGCGGCTGCCAATTTGTTGCCACGATAGCAGAATCACCCAACGTAGGTGTGGCATAAATGTTTGTCCCAGCAGTGGTAATACCTACGTTTGATAGTGGTGTACCATTTCCATCAACTAGCAACATATCTCCGCCAAGGGAATGTGTTAACGTCATTGCACCAGTGCTAGAAAGTGCTGCTGAAACATATGGTATATTTGCCGCAGCAACGGCCTGTATAAATCCAGCAACTGTTCCAGTAGAAATCGTAACAGTGTAAGCAGTTGTATTAGCCGAGGTAGGACTTGGTCTAGTTGTTAGTGTAAAGTCGGAACTTGCTCCAGGAGCAACTGGAGTAGTTAAACTACCTGTTGCAACAGTTGTACCAGAAACACGTTTTCTCCATAGATAACTAGCAACAGTATCATTTCCATACGAATTGTACTGGTTGAAAACGGTTCCTTGTGCTATGTTCAAACCGCCGCCAGTTGGATCTAAATTATATGAAGCCGCAAATACATTTGCGTAAGAGTTTACAACTAATTGATTCCAAGTTCCACTTGATGAATTGTATTCCTTAACAATCATGTTCACGCCGCTGCCCAATGCGCTAACTTTTTGCCAGATACTTCCAGTCGGCTTACTTGCTGCTGGCGTTGATTGACCTTGCCAAGATGGTACCGTGTTGTACGGAGAAAAGGCAGTTGCAGCCGCTGGATAAACACCAGCAGCAATACCCAAAGTGCTCAGAGCATTACCACTAATAGATGTAATATTAGCATTGCTACCAGTTGCGCTGGCATTCGCTGAAATTACAAGTTGATTGCTTGCTGCTCTGGCAAATATACCAGGGACTCCCGCACTGTTAATAAGACCAACTACAGTAGATAGTGTGTCACTAGCAGTTAATCCTATATTTGTACCATTAATGTTTATTGTAGCATTGGCAACAATTACTGGATTTGTAACATTTCCAGTAACGGATGGAATAGAACTTTGCCATCCAGTATTACCAACTAATTGCCATGTATTGTTATACGCTTTATAGAATACCGCGTTATTTGGATTAATCGCATTTACCGCATAATCACCGATTGATCCGATATCAACGTTAGGTGTAAACGAATCTACAGCAAGTAACGTGTTTGATGTAATAACAGTAGGTATACGCTGTGTAAATTCGTTTGTAGAATAATTCCACTCGTAAATACCAAAATTAGTTGTTGCTGTATCTAACCACAATGATCCATTATTTGGATCGGCTAGTGGTCTGATTGTAGTACCATTCAATTCTGATAGATCAACATCAGCACGTTGAACATACATGGTATTGCTAACATCCAGGCTACTATATGCAGCCATAAGACCATATTCGTTCTGTTCATCACCATTGATTGCTGAACCGCCCGTGGTTGTTTTAAATATTGGATCACCGAATGTCGTTGATAAATCACGCTGACTGGTAATTGTGTATATCTTTTCTGCGTTTTCTGCGGTTGTTCCTGGGGCAATGCCTGTGCCGCCAGGTGCTGCTTTATTTTCGGCGGTTGCCAATAATACATAAGCAACCGTACCTACAGCAGTTGGTGCATAGTTGCTTTCATCTATTACTGTAACTTGTACGCCAGGGCTCACGATTGCCATTCTTTTTCTCCTAATAATTTATAAAATGATCTTTTATTCAATCCCAATGCGATCATACATTCTTTTCTTGTAGCGTAAGTTACGCCGTCAATTGTTATCGTCTTGGCTTGAGGGTGATTACACCCTTGGCGACTGTTACCTATGGTTGATCTAATTTTTTCTTTAGTTGCTTCTGAATGTTTTTTTCCAAAAAAGCCATTTTTATCACCTATTCTGGCTTGTTTTTTCTGTCTTTCTTCAGGGCTTAAATCTTCCCAATATTTACGAGAACTAACTGTCATATTGATTACCGTATCGCTTGAAGGTTTATATCCGATTTTGCTATCTTTAATCGCCTGTATATGTTTATTTGTTTTTGATTTGCCCTTAAGAAGTTTTGACATTGTTTTGCCAATTTTTTTATTAACCATTGGTCCTAAATTGCCGCCTTGTCCACCAATAGCAATGTTATAACAAGAAGAATCACTGATCATACTTTCTGTTATAATTTCTCGCTCTTTGGCTTCCATTTCGTTTTTGTTATCAAAAACATATAGAATTTCTCTACTGAAGTTTTCATGTCCGTACTTTTTTATGGCTTTTTTAAGCAGAAGGCCACTACCTAAGTATCCATCACTCAGTGTTTCAGTTTCGTGTTTTCCTATATAGTATTTACCATTAATTTTATTAATGGTTTTATATACAATATAATACATCTGTTGCTTGTTCCTCATAAGACTGATAAACTTATTTATCGTTTATGAGAAATTATAGCGGCTTGACTACAAAATGTTAGACTATTATGCTATCTTTTCTATTTGCGAAATAAAATTGTCAACTGTACTACTATTGTCTATAACGCAATCAAATTCAACCGTTGCCCAACTATATTCACTAGCGTGTACACCCGGATATAACTCACACATTTTTTGAGGATATAGCCTGGCAATACTTAACCATACTGGATCTTCTCCGCGTGCTACTCTGTATACTCTACCTCCTAAAGAACGAATCATATCAATTTCATTAGGAAATCTACAATCGCTAACAACAATGTTAGTATCAATACTATCTATTTTTTTCTCTAAACTATAAACCCAAAAATTATCATTAAACTTGTTTCTAAACAAGTCAGTCCCTACGTTCTGCATGGCATATCGTGGTGTGAAATATGGAATTTCTAATTTTTTTGCCCAATAACTATCCACAGTTTCACGCCAACGCCTAGATTCCTGGGTATTACCCTCTAATAATTCTCTATCCCAATGAAATATTACTGATAGACAATCTTTTACTGCGCCAGCAAAACTCAATCCAATATATCCATGTTTTTCAATCAGGTAGGCAGCAGCAGTATTTTTACCACTGCCGATTAATCCAGCAAATCCAATAATTTTACGCATCATCCAATGACCCATGTTAAAGGCTGCGAGCCATCAACATAGTTCTTCAATTCCTCTTCTAGTTTTTCCATTTCCGCTTGTGATTCCTGTAATAATGCTGCTCCATTTAATTGGCCGCCACCCTGTGGACCAGCAATACTGGCAAATTTACCACGAGCTTGACCAAGAATACTCTTAACGAATGCCAAAGCATATTCTTGTAGCCATGGATATACTTGTGGATCACTCAATAACATACTATCTGGTTTATGATTATAAATCCATAATAATACACTTTCGCTGCTATTCAATCCATCTACTTCTGGACTCCATATTTTGGTTTGACTTAAATTAAAGCCAGTAACACTTGTAGCACCTAAACTTTGATTGGCCACTACTGTAATTATAGTACCAGAACTATCTACAGATGTTACCGTATATTGACCACTATATCCAGAAACAGGGCAATTCTCAATATATAAACTATTATTTGCCGCCAGAGTAACAGGACTATTCAATCTAATTGTGATTACCGAATTTGCTACAGTTCCAGCACTGGTTAACGTGTTGATTGAAAAGTATGTATGCCCATAGTCAGGCATTTTTCTAACTAATGTAAGTTTCTTGGTTACACGATTAAAAGTGTAATTCATGTAACCGCCAAACATGGTCATGGCTAACTCTTGATACTGCGTGAATAGTTCATAGTTTAGCAGACCGCCAACTCTGCCAGCTACTAACATATATGTATTCAAGTATCCACTGGCAAATGGCTCAAACTGACTAGCAGTAGTACCAGTAGTACTACCTATGCCACGTCTGAATATCTGCCTAACATCCATGATGTAGTTAGGCAATATATATTCTTGGACTTCTGGCAATAAATCTAAGAAAGCATAACTTTCTTCTACAGCATTAGATGCCTTTTGTCTGTACTTTATCAGAGCCTGTTTTATTGCTAAATCATAGTGCTCTTTATCTAATTCAATATCAACTATTTGGTCAGCCAGACGTAAACGCATGTAATCAACCATTTCATTGCGTAGTTGATTAAGCGTTTGAATATTTCCAGCCGCATCAATAGCACTTGATTGACTAATTGGCCCTGGACCACCAAGATTTTGTGTTCTTAGTGATAGATCATTTTGTAAGTTTGGTTGTATTGTTACAGTCATAAATAACCCCGATAACGGTATTTATGTTATCGGGGTCTAAAATATTAGGATACTTTCAGCAGCAGAATATCAGCATTGATCCTGCCATTCATCCTACTCTCAACTGCCTTGATTTCAGTCAAAAACTTCCTCAGTTGAATCTTACCAGCCTTAGCAAATTCCTTGAGTTTTTCATCAGGCTTACGAAGGGTCTTACACACACTCTTGACTTCATCGTAGTTTTCAATTGAACTACCCTTGATGCTCAAGGTCTTGAATTCGGCAGCAACATACTTACCGATTTTGCGAGTTTTGGCATTGTAAACCCACAATTCCGTACTACCAATGATGTCCATCGGATTGATACTGACTACCTTCAATTCCTTGTTTTCGCTGGCATACTTCAACTTGGCAATCAATTTTTGCTTGGTAGGAGCCTTCTTTACTCGCGCCTTTTTGGTTGCCTTCTTGACACCACGATATTGTTCAATCGCAGCCAACAAAAGATCAATCCAGGAGATAACTCGCTTAAAGTCGGCTGCCTTGTAATGCTTATAGGCTTCTACCAGTTGAGCGTCCTGCTTAGATTGTGCCAACAGAATTTCTTCTTTACGAGACTGAAATACTCTCTCGTACTTAGCCAATTGTGCTTGAGGAACATTACGAGCCACCAAGAAATCATGAGGTTTAAATTCACTCTTGACACCCTTGATGATGTTATCAAACTGCCCTTCAATTTCGCCAATGTTTTCAGCAGTTTTTTCGGCCAGACGATCTTGAATAGATACCTTGATCACAGGTGTTTGAGCAACATCTTCGGCAGATTCTTGCTCATCCACGTCGTCACGATGCATAGCAAGCAAATTCTTAACGGTAGTACTCAAAAATTCAATATGACGGTCCTTAAAGGGCATACCAACGCCGTGTGCCATAGTCAGACTGACCGCCGTCATGGGTACAAACTTATCAGAAATACGGTCAAACGATCGGGCTTCTTCCTTGGTAAAGAGGCCAGACTTCCTGACCCATTCATTCAGGTGTTTACGAGCCGACTTAACGGTGTAGTAATAATTGTAGTAATAAAAAGAACGACGCAGTTGGCTGTCAAACTTTTCTTGAGGCCATTCAGCAGCATCAGCGGGCCACAGCGGCTCAGAACCCGTATACTTTTCATCAAAAAAAGCAACACTACGAGCCTTAGACGGCTTGGCTTTGATCTTGATTCCAGCGACAACTGCCATGAGAACTACTCCGTTTTACGAACAAAAACATATCTTATCAGAGCCTAACATTCCTGTCAACAGGTTTAGCATAAATACAACACATTCAAGGACTTACAAAGTGCCACGCTTATCTACTAAGTTTGATAAATAAAGATGTAGTTCGCGGATCTGGTCAATCCCAACTACTCTAACGCTTAAAGGGAGCATCAGCAATGATATTTATCAAAAATAAATATACTAATTGGTATTATCAAATAATAAATCGAGCACAAAATAGAATATTGGTAGCAGAATATTTCGAAAAACATCACATTATACCAAAAAGTCTAGGCGGTTCTAATAATAAAATAAATTTAGTAAAATTGACTGCTAGAGAACATTTTGTTTGTCATTGGCTTTTAACTAAAATGGTCGATGGTGAATATAGAAAAAAAATGTGTTACGCATTACACGCTATGGGAAATTTATTATCTGAGAATAGATATATTAACTCCCGCGCATTTGAGAAAATTAAAATAGAATGTGCTCAATTAAGAAGTATTGCCATGAAGGGGACATTGACGGGAGAAAAAAATTACAATTACGGTAAAAAATGGTCCGAAGAACAACGCAAAAAAATGTCTGAATTTCGTACAGGAAAAAACTTTAATAAAGAATATAAACCTATTTCCAATGAAACCCGAGAAAAAATGAAATACTCTTCTAATCAAAGATGGACCATAGAAGAACGTGCTAAATTTAGTGCTAAGAAAAAAGCCGATATGTTTATTTACATTTGTCCTAATTGTGGCAAACAAGGAAAAGGCAAAACAAATTTAATTAGATGGCATGGAGATAATTGTAACGTATTATTAGCGATAAATAATAAATCTAAGGAATAATTATTATGCCACGTTTAAGTCTTTGGAAAGATGGTCGACATTCTCTGGACTACAAATATTTTGATAAATTAATATCAGAACAATTTACTCTTGGCGGCACTGGTGTATTGCTACACAAATATTTAGGTCCATTGACTCAATCTAATACTTATATAACAACTACTACAGTTAGTAGTGGTAATACACTAACTTTTGGCAATATCTCTACACTAGAAGTTGGGCAAACAGTAAGTGGCATTGGTATTGCCGCTAACACTGTAATATTCACTACAAATACTACCACAAATACTATAACATTAACTTCAAACATCACAGATACTATATCATCAGGCCAATCCGTTAATATATACTGGAATGATGCCACAAAGCCAAATTATCTAAATCAAACTGCTACAAATATTCAAGATTTATTATTTTTAGAAAATCGGGATAGAAAATACGATACTAGTGTTTATACTCTACGTGGTATATATACAGTAAGTGATAACGATTTTAACTTATCTCAATTTGGTATATTCATGAGTGCTGATACACTATATATGACTTTTCACCTAACTGATACTGTAAAGTATTTGGGTAGAAAAATAATGAGTGGTGACGTGGTAGAACTCCAACATAAAAAAGATTTTTACCCAATAGATAATGATATTCCAAACATATTAAAAAGATATTATGTGGTAGAAGAAGTAACATTTGCTGCTGAGGGTTTTAGTCAAACATGGTGGCCGCATCTGTCTAGAGTTAAATTAAATCCTCTAGTAGATAGTCAAGAATATAAAGACATCCTAGATCAAATTTCAAATCAACAGGTAAATGGTAATAGTACACCATTTAGTAATTACTTGAGCACGTTAGATAAACTATTAGAAATAAATGATGCCGTTATTGAACAGGCAGAAATTGATGTACCAAAGAGTGGCACAAACGTAGATGAACTATATGTATTGCCATTGAATCCAGATGGTTCTCCTGGCGATCCTACTGGCGTACAAGTCAACACTAGAAATCTGCGTGTAAACTCAACCAGAAACTTCGCAGCAGTAGCACCAACAACACCAGACACTAATATACCAGCATATCTGGGTGGTGATGGCACACCACCTAACGGTTGGCCAGTCAGTGCTGGCACAACATTCCCTACGAATCCACAAATAGGCAATTATTTCTTGCGAACAGACTATGTGCCAAACAGACTGTTTAGATATGACGGCTCACGTTGGGCAAAGATTGAAGACAGTGTACGTACTGATCTAACTCCAGGACCAAATAACAGAACACAACGTAGCCTATTTGTGAATAATACAGACACATATGTTGATGATAGTGGACAAACGCTACCATCTAGACAAAGCCTTAGTAAGGCATTGACACCTAAAGCGGACAATTAATCATGCAACTTCAACAGTTTTTCTACGATAATCAAATAAGACGTTATATCGTTCAGTTCATACGAATGATCAGTAATTTTCAAGTTCAATTTGGCAAAGATAGAAATGGTGTAACTGCCTTACAACGAGTGCCTGTTATATATGGCGACAGCAGTAGACAGGTTGCAAGTATTATTCAACAAAATAGTGAAAGCACAATGAACAGTACACCAGCAATGGCTGTATATATTAGCGATTTAGCATATGATCGTGAACGTGTTCAAAATCCAACTTATGTTGGTAAATTAAATGTGCGTGAACGATACTACGATCCACTTACTGGCGATTACTCTACTACACAGGGTGATGTTCTAACTGTTGAAAGACTAATGCCTGTTCCTTATCGTCTTACACTGAAATTGGATATTTGGACTAGTAACACAGAACAAAAATTACAAATCATAGAGCAAATTAGTACACTTTTTAATCCAGCACTTGAAATTCAATCCACAGATAACTACATTGATTGGACAAGTATTACCTATGTGCTATTAACTCAAACAACATGGAGTTCAAGAACGGTTCCAGTTGGCACAAATATTGACATAGATGTTGCTACGTTAACCTTTGAATTACCAATATTCATCAGTGCTCCTGCTCTAGTTCGTAAGTTAGGTGTGATTCAAAAAATCATTGCTAACATATTTGATGCGAATGGCAACATTGATGAATCCATCTATGATGATGCTAATTTACTAAGTAGACAGTATATAACTCCACTACAGTACGGCGTAATTTTGTTAGACAATCAATTGAGATTGGTCAAGAACAATCAACCCGTAGATGACAAATTTGGCACACAGGTTGTAAAAGAATTAGCAGGCAATATTTCTGCCAATACCACAGTATTCTTAACTGATGCTGATGGTGTTGAACCTGGCATGATAGTAAGTGATCTATACATAACCAGTATAACTTCAAACAGTATTCAAACCGTAGGGAACTGTACAGTAATATCAGTCAGTGGCGATACAGTAACAACTAGCAATGTTGTTACGGGTAATGTGGGAGACAGAATAGTATTCACCGGAGTAACTACAAAAACTGGTGCCAATGAGCCATGGCGTGATATAGTGAACATTTATGGCAATTTGATCAATGGCACTAGCACAGTTAAACTTGAACTACCAGATGATACAATTATAGTAGGCACAGTAGCATATAATCCAATTGATGATACAACACTATTATGGTCACCAGATGTTGATTCACTGCCTACAAATAGCCTTGATCCAATAAATGCGATCATTGATCCTATGATTAGTCGTCCAAATTACTCACTACAAGACTTAGCAGTTGGCACCAGGTACTTGTTGGCAAACGATTATGTTCTTGATTCTAACGTAGTACCCTACTATAATTGGACTGGCATTGATGATACGCCACTTGAAGCGGTTAAAAACGACATCATTGAATTTACAGGTCAACATTGGTCGGTAGTATTTGATAGTAGAAATGAAATTGTCTCGCAGTATGTTACTAATCTAACAACTGGCACACAATATCGTTGGAATGGCAGTGCATGGTCAAAAAGTTATGAGGGATATTACCCAGCAGGAAAATGGCAGCTAATAATTTAAAACAAGGGTGTGGCGCACTGATACATGCCACATCAACTAAACGATATTTGTTTTTGAACAGAAACACTGGCAAATTTCCCAGCACATGGGGATTAGTTGGTGGCAAAATAGAACACAACGAATCTATTGAGCATGGTCTAGTGCGTGAGATCAGTGAGGAATTAGGTGGCGTAGTAAAAGATGCTAAGATAATTCCTATAGAACAATATACCAGCGAAAGTGGTGTATTTGTGTATCATACATTCTTAATCAATGTGGATGAGGAATTTATTCCAGTTTTGAATGCTGAACACAAAGGTTATTGTTGGGTTTCACTTGATGGATTGCCTAGACCACTTCATCCAGGCGTTGAAAAAACACTCGGTTCTTCAGTGATTTTATCTAAATTAAAAACATTGACTACGAATTCAATACTTGTTGAAAAACAACTGAATACTTAATCTAGGAAATTCAGCGTTCATAGTTATCATTGATGTTGCGTGATATATTGGCGGCCTAAACCAAACCATACTGTTAGAGTGTGGGTATACCCAACCTTGACCAGTATCTGGATCGTCATATAAAAATAATCCACCCCAATTCCAGTTCCAACGTTCGTTAATATAAATCGTACTACTTAAGCGTGGATTGCCGCTGTCTCCAGAATCATCATGATGAAAATTTATCTGAGATCCAGGTAACCAAATGTGCATAAAACATGTTAAATTTTTATACTCAGCAAAATCCGGATGAACA